AGACCGTGTTGCACATATTATTACTGATATGCATTGTGACGGCGCTAACGGAATGGGTAAATTAAAGATCATAGACACACCAATGGGTAACATAGCAAAAAGCCTTTTAAAGGCTGGCGCTAAACTGGGCGTATCAAGTAGAGGCAGTGGTAATGTAACTGAGTCAGGTCGTGTATCTGATTTTGATATTGTAACTGTTGACATAGTGGCCCAGCCCAGTGCACCAGATGCATATCCAAAGACAATCTATGAAAGTTTGTTTAACATGCGTGGTGGCGAGACTATTTATAGAACCGCCACTGCCGTTACACATGACAAAAGCGCAGAAAATCATTTGGTAAAAGCGATGACTCGTTTTATCAATGAACTTAACAAAAAATAGTACGTAGGAGACTACTATGGCAGTGACATTTAACGAACTACTTGAAGGCACTGAGCTTAACGAAGAAGCTCGTACCGCCATTCAAGAAGCCTGGGAGTCACAACTATCAGAAGCCAAAGAGCAACTTACTGCTGAATTGCGTGAAGAATTTGCACAGCGTTACGAGCACGACAAAGGTCTTATCGTAGAAGCAATGGACAAGTTCATCACAGAACAAATTACAGCAGAAGTAGCAGAGATGGCAGAAGATAGAAAGTCACTCTCAGAAGAAAAAGTTAGATATCGCAAGGCTGTTAGTGAACACTCTAAGTTACTTGACAAATTTGTAACTGAAATGGTTGCAAAGGAAGTTAAAGAGTTACGTGCCGATCGTTCTCGTGTTGCTGAACATGTATCAAAACTCGACGAGTTTGTTACTGAGCAGTTAGCAGAGGAGCTCAAAGAGTTTCATGAGGACAAGAAAGCACTTGTTGAGCAGAAAGTTAAAATGGTTCGTGAAGGTAAGAAACAACTTGCTGAAGCGAAGAAAGACTTCATTCGTAAGGCAGCATCAACTGTCGAAGGCACAATTAACCGTGTTATCAGCGAAGAAGTTAAATCTTTCCGCAACGACATCACAGCGGCTCGCGAAAATGACTTTGGCCGTAGAATTTTTGAAGCATTCGCTACTGAGTACAATACATCGTACTTGAACGAAGCTAAAGAAATCAAGAAGGTACAAAAAACTCTTGCTGCAATGGAAAAAGCACTTAACGAAGCAAAAGCATCTGCTGACGCTGAAGTGGAAGCTAAGAAATTAGTTGAAACTAAGTTGAAGGCTGCTGAAGATCGTTACTCTCGTAAAGAGAAGTTAGCAGAACTTATGGCACCATTAGGCAAGGAAAAGAGAGAACTTATGTCGGATTTACTTGAGAGCGTTAAGACTGATAAATTAGAAGCTACTTTTAATAAGTATCTTCCTTCAGTTTTAAGTGAAGACGCTCCCAGAGCAAAAAAGACTATCACAGAATCAGTGAAAAAAGAACACACTGGTGATAAAAAGGCACCTGCAAAAGCAGAGGCCGTTGACGAAACGGATGTAGTTGAATTGGACTCACTCCGTAAACTAGCCGGACTTTCAAAATAATAGGAGTTAAACGATGGCAAATTTATTTGAAAGCAACTGGTCAGCAACAAAAGACGCACTCATGGAAGGCCTCTCAGGTCAACGTCAAAAGACTATGGATGTGGTCCTCGAAAATGCCAAGAAGATGATGGTAAACGAGGCTGCAACTGCAGGTGCAACTGGTGCTGGTTCAGTAGCAACTTTAAACAAGGTAATGTTACCTTTAATCAGAAGGGTTATGCCTTCTGTAATAGCTAACGAGTTAGTCGGCGTACAGCCAATGACTGGCCCTGTTGGTCAAATCCACACTTTACGTGTACGCTACGCCGAAACAGGTGGTGGCGCTACAGCTGGCGACGAGGCTCTTAGCCCATTCGCATTAGCTGGAACTTACGCTGGTTCTCCAGACGCTACAGCAGCGGCTGAAGGCAACCCAGGACGTAAGATGAGCATTCAAATCTTGAAAGAAACAGTAGAAGCTAAGACAAGACGTCTTTCAGCTCGCTGGACTTTTGAGGCTGCACAAGATGCAGAGTCTATGCACGGTGTTGACGTAGAAGCTGAAATCATGCAAGCACTTGCTCAAGAAATCGTTGTTGAAATCGACCAAGAAATCATTGGTTCACTACGCTCATTAGCTGGCGCTGGTGAAACAATTAACTTTGACGGTACAGGTTTAACTGGAACACCTACTTATATTGGTGATCGTCATGCTATCTTAGCAATCGAAATCAACCGCGCTGCAAACAGAATTGCTGCACGTACACGTCGCGGCGCTGGTAACTACGTTGTAGTTTCTCCAGAAGCTTTGACAATTTTACAGTCTGCAACAACTTCTACATTTGCACGTACAACTGAAGGCTCATTCGAAGCTCCAACTAACACTAAGTTTGTTGGTACTTTGAACGGCACAGTTAAAGTATTTGTTGATAACTATGCAGCAGATGGCACTAAGGTATTAATTGGTTACAAAGGTTCTTCAGAAACTGATGCACCTGCGTTCTATTGCCCTTACGTTCCATTGATGTCAACTGGTCCTGTTATGGATCCAAATACATTTGAGCCAGTAGTTAGCTTTATGACACGTTATGGTTATAAGGAATTAACTAACACTGCTTCATCTTTGGGTAACGCA